CAACTGGCAGTGGTGCGGGATCATTTAAAGTTGACTCAACTGTTGTTGGATTAAAAGTATTTAGAAATGAATTAATTATATTTTGCCAAGATAGAATTTATAAATTAACAGGAACATCATCTAGTAATTTTGCAGTACAAGAAGTTACAAGAAATATTGGATGCAGAGATGGTGGTAGTATTCAAGAAATTGGTGGTGATGTTATATTCTTAGCACCAGATGGTTTAAGAACTATTGCTGGTACGGCAAGAATTGGTGATGTTGAACTAGGATCTATATCTAGACAAATACAATCTAGAATTGATGATGTAACATTAGATAGAATATCTTCTATAGTTATTAGAGGTAAGTCACAATACAGATTATTTTATCCAGTAGATGCTACAGGACAATTATCATCTAAAGGAATTATAGGTGTATTAAAAAATAATCCTAATACAGGATCTATTGGATTTGAATATGCAGACATGGTAGGTATTAAACCAGCTTGTACAGATTCAGACTTTATTAGTAATGTAGAAACACAAGTATTTGGTGGATATGATGGATTTATTTATAAAATGGAAACAGGAAATACTTTTGCTACAGGTGCAACTACAACTACTATTCAAGCAGTATACAGATCACCAGATATGGTAATGGGTGATCCAGGTCTAAGAAAATATATGCAAAGAGTTAATTTAAACTATGAAGGTGAAGGTACATCTATTGATGCAAACTTAGCTCTTAGATATGACTATGATGATCAAAATACACCACAACCAACAAAAATAGCATTACCTAGTGTAGGTGGTGCTGGACAATATGGAGCAGCTAAATATGGTAGTTCATTGTATGATGCATCAGGTGTTCCATTAGTAAGACAATCAGTAGAAGGTTCAGGATTTGCAGTAGCACTACAAATAGATGATCAAAATAGTGCAGACTCATTTTCAGTAAAAGGCTTTCAGTTAGAATTTACCCCAGGAGGAAGGAGATAATGGCAGGCTATTCAGCACGACAATCCAGCTTTACAACAGGTGATACTATCACCGCAGCTCACAGTAATGATGAGTTTAACCAAGTATTAGCTGCATTTAATGCAACAACAGGACACACACATGATGGAACGGCAGGTGAAGGTGGACCTGTAGGTTCTATTAGAGATGCTGATGCTTTAAATAAAGTATTAGTTGATTCAACAAATAATCATTTAGAATTTTATGTAGAAGTATCATCTTCTGCAGTACAGCAATTAAGAATACAAGACGGTGCTATTGTACCTATTACAGATAATGATATAGATTTAGGAACTTCCTCTCTTGAATTTAAAGATGCATATTTTGATGGTACAGTAACTTCAGATGCTTTTGCTGGACCACTTACAGGTGATGTAACAGGAAATGTATCAGGAACTGCAGCCACAGTAACCACTGCAGCACAACCAAATATTACATCATTAGGAACTTTAACAACTTTAACAGTTGATAATATAATTATTAATGGTACAACAATTGGTCATACATCTGATACAGATTTAATTACAATAGCAGATGGTGTTGCTACGGTGGCTGGTGAAGTATCAATGACAACATTAGATATTGGTGGTGTAAATGTAACATCTACAGCAGCAGAATTAAATATTATAGATGGGGGCACTTCAGCTACTTCAACAACAGTTGCTGATGCTGATAGAGTTGTATTAAATGATAATGGTACAATGGTTCAAGTTGCTGTTACAGATTTAGCTGCATACTTTGATGATGAAATTACAACAATGCCTAATCTTACATCAGTTGGAACTCTTTCAACTTTAACTGTAGATAATGTAATTGTTAATGGTACAACAATAGGTCACACTGATGACACGGATTTAATTACATTAGCAGATGGAGTTGCAACAGTTGCAGGAGAAATTTCTGTAACAACTTTAGATATTGGTGGAACTAATGTAACTGCTACTGCAGCAGAAATTAATTTAATAGATGGTGGTACTGCAAGAGGTACTACAGCAGTTGCAGATGCAGATGGTATTCTTCATAATGATGGTGGCACAATGAGAATGACTAGTGCTGCAACATTTAAAACATATTTTACAAGTGGGGTATCTTCAGCAGCAGATGATTTAACAGCTGGTGATGCAGCAGTTAATATTACAACTTCATCAGGTAATATTACAATTGATGCAGCAGCAAATGATTCAGATATTATATTTAAAGGAACTGATAATAGTTCTGATATTACTATGCTTACACTTGATGGAAGTGAAGCAGGAGCTGCTACATTTAATAATAAAATTATAGCAACAGAATTAGATATATCTGGTGATGTAGATATAGATGGTACATTAGAAGCAGATGCAATTACAATAGATGGTGCAACTTTAGCTGAAACAATTTCAGATACTGTTGGTGCTATGGTTGGTTCTAATACTGAAACAGGTATTACAGTTACTTATCAAGATGGAGATAATACTTTAGATTTTGCTTTAGGTGCTGCCCAAACAACAATTACATCTTTACTTGCAACAGATATTAAAATTGGTGAAGATGATCAGACTAAAATAGATTTTGAAACAGCTGATGAAATACATTTTTATGCTGCAAACGTAGAGCAAGTTTATTTAGGTGATAATATTTTTGGACCACAATCTGATAGTGATGTTGATTTAGGTTCTAGTAGTGTAAGATGGAAAGATGCTTATATAGATACTATTACAACAACAGGTGCTATCACATCTGGTGCAGGAGTAGTAATAGCTGATGCTGGTAATATTGGATCTGCAAGTGATACAGATGCAATAGCAATAGCGTCAAATGGTGTAGTAACATTTTCACAAGCACCTGTATTTCCAGATGGAAGTATAGCATTAGCAGATTTAGATATTGACGGTGGAACAGATATTGGTGCTGATTTAGCAGATGCTGATTTATTTATAGTAGATGATGCAGCAGGTGGAACTAATAGAAAAGTAGCAGCATCTAGAATTAAAACTTATGTTGGTGGTGGTACTTCTTGGCAAGCAGTTAAGACAGGAAATTTTACAGCAGCAGCTGGACAAGGAGTATTTTGTAATACAACTTCTTCTGCATTTACAATTACTTTACCAGCAGGAACTATTGGAGACGAAGTTACAATAGTTGATTATGCTGGAACGTTTGACTCAAATGCATTAACAGTGGCAGCTAATGGTTCAGAAAAAATATTTGGATCTACAGACGATTTAACAGTATCAACAGAAAGAGCAGCATTTACTTTAGTATTTACTGACTCTACTCAAGGTTGGTTATTTAAAAACGATTAATAGGAGAGTTGATTGACAACTTATAGAGAAGTAAAAGGTTACAGTGTAAAGTCAGTAACAAGTGATCCTTCTAATATTAAGGAAGGACAAATTTGGTATAACTCTTCAACTAAAGCAATAAAAGTTGCACCTAAAATATCTGCATGGTCATCTGGTGGAAATTTGAATAATAAAGCAAATTATAGGTATGCTGGTGGAACACAAACAGCAGCTTTTGGAGCAGGTGGTTATAATCCTGATCTTTCTCACCTTGCTATAACTGATAAGACTGAAGAATATGATGGCTCTAGTTGGACTAATACTAATGATATGGGAACTGCTAGATATTCTGGTTGTGGATGTGGAACTCAAACTGCAGGGTTAGCAACTGGAGGTAGAACTGGACCTAGTGCTTCACTTCTTAATGAAGAATATAATGGTTCTACTTGGACTGAAGCAGGAGATATTAATACAGGTCATGGTTATGGTTATAATGTTGGAATTCAAACTGCAGCTTTAATGGCTACAGGTATGTCTAATCCTTCTCCAGCTACACATACAGCTAATGCTGAAAGTTATGATGGTACTAGTTGGACTGAAGGACCAAATGTAAATACCGCTAGACGTCAAATCACAGGCTTTGGAACATCAACTGCAATGGTTATTGCAGCAGGAGGACCTCCTAATGTTTCAAATGTAGAAGAATATAATGGCACTAGTTGGAGTGAAGTAACTAATACTCCAACAACACGTAATGAAAGTGGTGCTTCTGGAATTTTAACAGATGGATTAATTTTTGGAGGAATAAATCCCCCTGTTAGCCCTGCTGTTTTAAGTAATACTTTTAGTTATGATGGAACTAATTGGGCTTCTGCCCCAGCTTTAGGAACTGCTGGAGCATATGGAAATAAAGGTGAGTCAGAATCAGATAGCACAAGTGCTATTTTTTTTGGTACAGGACCTGGAGGTCCACTAGTTAATACACAAGAATATAATGATGTAGCAACAACAAGATCGGTGGATGTATCATGAGTAATTATAAAACTATACGTGGAAAAAAAGTTAAATATTTTTCAAGTGATCCACCTGGATCGGTTGCTGAAGGTCAAGTTTGGTATAACTCTGCTGCTAAAGAATATAAAGCATCTATTAATGTTTCAGCATGGGCAAGCGGTGGAAATTTAAATACTGGAAGAATAAATGCTGGTAGTGCTTCTTCAGGACCAAGAGATGCTTCACTTTATTTTGCAGGAGAAACTGGACCAGATAATACAATGCAAACAAATGAATCTTATGATGGAAGTAGTTGGACAGAACTTGGAGATTTAAATACAGGAAGAAGAAATGTTGCAGGCTTTGGAACACAAACTGCAGCTGTATGTGCTGGAGGTTTGATACCACCAGCAAATCCTCAAACTCAAGATCTTGTAGAAGAATGGAATGGATCATCTTGGACAGAAGTTACTGATGTACCAGTAGCAGGAATTCCTGAAGCTGCAGGAACTGGAACATTAACTGCAGGAATGATATTTGGTGGAGATGTAAGCACTGGAGATGCACGAACTAATAAAACATATGAATATGATGGCACTAACTGGACTGCAGGAGGTGATTTAAATACAGGAAGAAGAGATTTAGGTTCTGCAGGCACACAGACTGCTGGTTTAGGATTTGGTGGTATTCCTGGTGGACCTAATGCTGGAACTAATGTTACAGAAGAATATGATGGTTCTTCTTGGACTAATGTTAATAATAAGAATAATTCAACAGGAGCTATGGGATCTGGAGGAACTCAAACAGATGCTATGGGTGCGGGGGGATTTAATGATGCTGCAACAGCTGCAACTAATACAGCAGAATTATATGATGGAACCACTTGGACAGCTGCACCAACATTAGCAACTGCAAGACATGATGGTGGTTCAACATCAGCATCTGGAAGTACTGCTTCAATATTATTTGGTGGGCATCCACCATTTTTAAATAATACAGAAGAATTTACACAGGCAGGAACAGTAAAAGTAATAACAGATAGTTAATTTATAATGTTAATAATATATAAAATAAAATAGGAGGATTAATATGGCTATATTTATATATGGCACAGCAACAAACACAGGAAAAGGTTTTTTTACTGCAGAAGATAGAAGAGATTTTTTTTTAAGAGGTTACGGTGGTCACGATGGATCTAATGATGTAGATGTTTGGGTTATAGGTGCTAATGAAAAAGGAGCACTTTGGTTAGCAGATAAATCTGGTGTAGAAAAAACTAAAGCAGAAGCACAAGCTTTGGTTAAAGCTGCCGATGATATTTCTAGAACAGCTTGGGATAACAACAATGTTGATGGTGAATCAGCAGATGATAAAATTGCAAGAATTGGTGAAAAACCTGGTTTTACTACAATCCCCTAAAGGAATTTAAATGTCAACCTACCAAACACTTAAAGGTTTAAAAGTAAAATTTTTAGACTCTGCTACATCAGGAGATAGAGCAAAAGAAGGAGAAATTTTTTACAACTCTTCAGGTCCCAATATTGCATCACACATAGCTGTTGCTGCTGTTTCATCAGGTACTTCAATGAATACTGGTAGAAATGCAATGGGAACTACTACTTCAACTGGATCATCAGCATTTGGTGCTGGAGGTAATCCTGATGATACAGAACATTATAATGGTAGTGGTTGGTCTGAAGGTACAGCATTAAATACAAGTAGAAGATATTTAGCAGGTTGTGGAACATTAACAGCTGGTTTAGTTTTTGGAGGTAATAAAGCTCCACTACCAACTAAAGCAGGTGATACAGAAGAATATGATGGTTCAACCTGGACTGAGTCAGGAGATTTAAATACAGTAAGACAATTTATGTCAAGAGCTGGAACACAAACAGCAGCATTAGCAGCTGGAGGAACAGCTGGTCCTGGTCAAGTAAATAATTCTGAAGAGTATAACGGAACATCTTGGACAGAAGGAGATAATTTAAATACAACTAGAAGTTATTTTTCTGGTTGTGGAACACAAACAGCTGGCTTATGTGTATCAGGAGCCACAGCTCCAGGTGCTCTTAGTGCATTAGTTGAAGAATATGATGGTACATCATGGTCAGAACAAGGAAATGTAAATACTTCAAGACAACTTATTGCTGCAGCAGGTCCACAAACAGCCGCTGTATCAGCTGGTGGTAAAATTAGTGGTACAGTGTTATCAACTGCAATAGAAGAATATGATGGATCTGCACATTCTACCAGTCCTGCAACTTTAACCACAGGAAGAAATGCAGCAGGTGGAAGTGGAGATAGTAGCAATATGGTTATTTTTGGTGGAGGATCTCAACCAGGACAAACTACACACACAGAAGAATTTAATAAATCAATATTTACAAGAACTGCTGGAGCATGGTCTAGTGGTGGAGCTTTACCTAGTGGGGCACAAGAATTATTTGGCTCAGGAATACAAACAGCAGCATTATGCGGAGGAGGAGAAGGAGTTTCTGCAAGCCCACCTAATGCAGCAGAAGATAATGTATTTGAATATGATGGTTCTTCATGGACTGCAGGTGGAAGTATACCTGTTAGATCAAATAAATGTAGTGGATGTGGAACACAAACTGCAACTATTATTGGTGGAAAAGGAACAGACCCTTATTCTGGTGCAAGTGGAGCTACAAGAAGTTATGATGGTTCATCTTGGACTGCAGAACCATCTTTAGGAACAGCTAGATATAATACAGGACTTGCTGGAACTACTACAGCAGCAGTTGCTGCTTATGGTAGATTTCCACCTGCACCTTTTACAGCCTCTGTAAAAACTGAAGAATGGGATGGATCATCTTGGACAGCAGTAAACGATGCAAACAATAGTGGACTTATAGCGGAAGTTTGCGGAGGTTCTCAAACAGCAGCTATTTATGCTGCTGTTAATCCTGGTTCAAAAACTGAATTATATGATGGTACTAATTGGACAAATATAACTCCTACTGTAGGAGTTGTTAGTTCGACAGGATCTGGAACACAAACGGATTTTATAATGACAAAAGGTAGTGGTGCATTTAGATATAATGGAACAGTTTGGGCTACTTCTCCTGATATTTCAACAGCTAGAGGAAATGCTGCTAATTCTAATGTAGCGGCTACAGCTTTAATTTCTGGAGGAGATGAGACATCAACAGCCACTGAAGAATTTACTGATGAAGTGCTTTCATCAACAGC